CACGACCTGCTACCAGTGGTATTAGCTCCATGGCATCTCCCTTCGAAAAGAAGTTGCCGAGGGATTATATCGCAGGTGGCTCTAACCGACTACCCCCCTTTACAAATATAGCCGAAATGGATAAGGCCTCTCGATGGGCGAAGCAAAGCCTGAACGCATCTGGACTCAAGAACATGGTCACCTTAGCCCAGAGTGACCTTGCGGTTGCAACAACGTCCTCTCGTCTCGATCAAAACGATTGGATACTAAACGTCAATAACGGAACCCTTGATTTGAGAGAAATAGCGTTCAAGCCATCATCCAGAAGCGATATGAACACGAAAATGGCTCATGTTGCCTATGAACCTGGGGCGCACTGCCCGAACTGGCTGAGATTTCTGGACACGGTGTTTAATGGCGACCAGGAGCTAATCTCATGGCTGCAAAAAGTGATGGGATATACTCTAACCGGCTCAATTGAGGAACAGGCAGTATTTTTCCTGATTGGCGATGGCTGTAACGGGAAAAGCACCTTCTTGAACGTCCTCAAGATGCTGATGGGTGACTACGCAATTCAAGCGCACCCCGATTCCTTCATGATGAACAGGTACAGCTCGGCTGGTACGGCCAGAAGTGACTTGATGAGGTTGGCGGGGGCACGTATGGTGCTGGCATCAGAGGGGGAAGAGGGGCAAAGATTAGCGGAAACCTTCATTAAACGAGTTTCTGGTGGCGAGGGCGTTCCGACAAGGGGCCTGTATCAAAAGAATGAGATTGAGTATACGCCAAAGCTCAAGCTCTTCTTCTGCAGCAACCATAAACCAATAATCAGGGGCACTGATGATGGCATCTGGCGGCGGATCAGAGTGATTCCTTTTTCCGTCCGTATCCCAGAAGGAGAACGCGACCCGAAGCTAATGACCAAGTTAGGGCTGGAATCTTCAGGCATCTTAAACTGGGCCTACGAGGGGAATGTGCGGTGGCAAGAAGAAGGTCTTGTCGATATACCCTCGGTGGTGGAAAAGGCATCCATGCACTACCAAGATGAGAGTGACGTGATCGGGAGGTTTCTAGCCGAATGCTGCAGTCATGGTGGAAGGGTAGGTAGCTCTGATCTGTATCAGGCGTATTTCGATTGGTCACTGGCAAACGGCGAGGACAGAAAGACCACGGCTCAACTCAGCCAGTACCTCATGACGGGCAAGTTTACTAAGGTGCGGAGCAAGAGTGGGTTCAGCTGGACTGGATTGCAGCTGCTCACAAGCGGGGTGATGATAGCCGAAGAGGCGTAGGGTGGAGCGAGTTGGCCGTAGGGGTGTAGGCGGTGTAGGGTAAATATTATGTTTTCAGAAATTGGAAGGTAATATATAAAAAGTATGGAATCCGCCTACACCACCTACACCCGCCTGATCGGCCCCACCACCGGCAGTCACTCGATAGCCACAGATTTACAACCTAAAAGGAGAATAGAGGATTATGTACGAGAACCAACGCCGCCGCCCCAACGGCAGTGCACCGAAAGGCACCATGTCATACCACGTCGAATGTCTGGCCTGCGGGAGCCTGGAAAAAGCCAGAAGTTGGAGATGTGAAAAATGCGGAGCGATCCTGCCGCCACCCACTCGTCGTCGGCAACCGGAACGGACTAGCAGCAGCAAGAAGAAGAAATCTGAGACACAGTACTACTGGCCGAAAAAGACCAAGAAGAGCGCTGCCGATAAGGTGCAGCGGACAGTGCCGATAGTAACAATGCAAGTCCTCGAAAAGGAACAGGAATCGAATGACCCCATTACCGAGCAGGAGGACGGGGGGGGCCTTTGGAACTAGGTGCCTGCTGTGCATCGGTACCAGTAGGAGCGAGGAGCATGAGTGAGACGAACGCAAAAAGCCTAATGGGACAGTCGAGTCTGAAACGACGGCCAATTCATCTACATGGTCGCCACGTATGTCAGGTAACAATGATGCCTGCCTCCTTTGCGAACATAAGCTGCTGCGATCCGAAGCGCATGGCTTCCGTCTCCTCCTCCTGGCCCCGGTATGGCCTGCGATCCCGCACCTGGGAGAGGGCATGGAAGTACTCGTGTGCAATGGTTCGGTAGATCCTGTCCAGGACCGGTTGGAGACCGTTATGTTTTGATGCGACCTGGATCAAGGCGTTGCCAGTGTCAGTGGGCCAGAAGAAACCCGACGCCTTCATCCCTGAATGCAGCAGTTGCTCGACACACTTGAACTGGAACTTCACGATGAAGTCCACCGGATGCCGGTTGGCCAGGAAGTTAATGAAGGCCTGCGCCTGACACGGTGGCTTGCCTTCGACAATGATCTGGCCCATGTTGCCCTCCAACTGCTTACTAAAATTTATACCGTCAGCACGTTTTCGTTCTGTGCCCGCCTTTGGTGTCCTACATAATTCCACTTCAACTTTGGGAGGGGCGACTCCAGTAACCATTGGTTCAGTGTCTGCGGGAGTCTCAACAAGAAGCAAGGTGGCAGCCCTGACCAAAATATTGCGCACCGCCTGTGCAGTCCATTGTCCCTGCTTTCCCCTTGAGGATAATACATGTGCTTCGTTGAGCTTTTCTGCGATCTGAGAATGGTTCAGCCCCTCCTGCAGAAGTGGTTTAATCAAAGGCATAACGGTCTTGGCGAAATCGTCGGCATTTGCCTTCATTTATGCGGCACCAAGCGCTCTTCCCCTGGCGACGCTCTCTGGATCTTTGGATAAATTCAGGAGGCCCTTCACTCCCTTGGGCTTCGGTGACCGCGCTAAGGCTGCTTTGGTGCATGAAGAAACGTCATTGAAGTAGCTCTGCGCTTGGACGGCAGAATCCACAATCTGCTTCGTCGTTGCAGTGGGATCTTGGGAGATGATTACAGGAAATCCATATTCTAGTACCCCGGTAACGAAGTGGACATTACGAGCCAGCCTGTCCACTCTTGAAACGATCAACGTGGCCCCAGTAGTCGCACAATGCCGAATCGCTTCCATTACCTTTGGTCGATTCTTTTTGCTGCCAGACGCGACCTCTAAATATTCCTGGAGGAGATGCCCTCCCACCTCTTCAATGTACTGATTGTTGGCGGCTCTTTGGACTTCAAGGCCTAAGCCCGAAACTCCCTGCTGCTTAGTCGAAACTCGCAAATAAGAAACGAAATTGATGGGTTTTTTGGGGATTTTATTTCGCTTATCTGCCGCTTTTGATTTCTTGCCGTCTTCACCGAAATGGTATTTTGCCCAGTTAAATATGCGGTTGAGACCATCAAGCCATTTGTCTTCCTCGGCAGTGCACCCCTTGCGTCTTATCGGATTTGTAAGCCAGCCAACCTTTGCTGTAGGAGGGATGCTGCCATCCCTCTGAAGCTCTGCAAAGGCAGTGTCCCGCACCTCTTTCGCGTTGGTAGCATCGGGATAGAGGGCTGCTAGTCGGGTGGAAAACGATCTAAGCTCATGCGTATTTTGAATAAATTCTCGGACGTCCATCGTACTGCACACTCCCGTTCCGGTATCACTTCTTTGGCGATCACACAAGTCCGAGTATGGATCACTGATCCATACTCGCCTGGGGCGGTCATCCTATCCGATAGATTTATCCGCCATAATTCATCCCCAGGAAGGCAGTAGTCTACCGTAGCGTACTAAATTGTCAACCTTTTTCGCATGTTGCGTTGGTTTCAAATCCTCTCCAAAAGCTGGATATTGTGGCGCAAGGGGGAGCGATGAAAACTACAAAGGAACTTCTTGGAATCCGTATAAAGGAACTCAGAAAGGGGGCCGGATTATCACAGCACCAACTTTCCGAACTGATCGGGATTGAATCTAAGTATGTAAGTAGGATTGAGTTGGGGAAGAGTTTCCCCTACGCCGAGACACTGGAGGCTATCGCAAAGTCCCTGAATGTCGAACTGAAAGACCTTTTCGACTTTTCCCACCTTGAGGCCCGTATAATTGAGAAGGGTGATATAGAGGAATTGCTTGAAGGGGTAAGCCAGGATAAGATGCGGTTGGTTTATAAGGTCGTAAAGTCGATATTGAAGTAGGATAATAGCTGCAGACGGGAGGGGGGCGACCTGCCCCAGTTGCCATGTCCTTGAGTAATAGCTGCTTCCGCAGGTGACCAATGTTTAAGGCTATTGGATCCTCTGCAGCTTCCGAAATTCCCAGGGCGGCATTGGGTTACCCTGTGTCCACAAACCCCGGTGCAGCCTTCTTGCTTTTTCTTCTAAGCTAACGTACTCGCTCGAATGAGGCCGATCTAAATACTGCCGATAGGCCCATGCCCAACCCTCAGCTACCATTTCTTGGTTGACGTTCCGACCGTCTTTCCAGACAACGCAGACGGATCTGCGATAGCGATCAATGTCCATGACCTCAACACGAACTCGCTGGCGCAGCACCTTGCTTGCCAGCGCCCGGGATGCCTCATCGCCATAGGGCTGTCCTAGCTTGCTGACATAGCCGGTTTTATGATTCATCCTCTGCACCTCTGGCGCATCTATGCCATACAACCGGACTTTCACCTTATTGCCATCCGAGTTGACGGTTATGGTGTCGCCATCGGCAACCTTTACAACCATTCCCTGAACAACGTGAATTGGCTCCTTGGCTATTGCTGGGAATGGACAGGCAAGACATAGCAATAAAAGAGCAATTTTTAATATTTCAAACGGCAATGTGGACGCGTCCGTATTCATTTGAGGAGTAGTTTGATCAGCTTTTGCCGCCTGCGTGCAACAGACGCTTGAAAAGAAGGGGTAATGATTTAAGGTGGTGCTCAATGTCAGCAATGATTTGCTGAGATGTTTCCGACCGCGCTTGGCATTTCTCAGCCCAGGCCCTACCGGGATGCAAAGTATCCCATCTTGGCCGGAGTCCGAGGAAGCGCCCACTCCCAGGCGTGTGATTCCCGAAGCCGTCTACAATGGAGTTCCAAACTGGCGCAAACTTGGCGATCAGCAACGACTCTCCGAGCGGAATCCAAATGTCATCCACCACTAGGTATCGGCAGTGAAAGTCTTCAATCTTCAGGTTCTGGACAGATCGGATGCTTTGTGCGTGCTCAGATAGTCGTTTGTGCAGATAGTGCCCCACCGACTCGGTCAGCCCCTGACCCCCCCCCTTACGAGCACCGGTAGGAATTGCCTTTCCAACATAAATTGGGACGGCGAATTTATCATCTTTGTTGCACTCGGTGAGTGGAGCGTATGCTGGGAAGTCTCCGGTGTAGTAAATGGCATAGATCCCGGCCCCTTGCGTTCTGGTCAGTTTGCCGAGAGGGTGAACCTTCCGCTCAAGCATCGCCTCCGCAACGCTCGCACCGAGGTTCTTCTTATCTAGAGGGTTGTATGGGGCAGAGTCGCTCACTCAGTACCTCCGGTCAACTTCCGCTTGATTGCCTCAAAGTCGGCACCGACGATTTTTTCAGCAACACTTGCCGCTACAATCTGGGCCAAGCCGACCGGCACTGCATTACCAAGTTGGCGCATTGCTTCCGACCATGTCCCGTTCATTACAAACCCATCAGGGAAGGTCTGCAGCCGCGCGGACTCACGCACGGTGAAGTAACGCACATCCCCGTTTTCCTTCACCATCATGTTTTCACCACCTGGCACGCCATGATCCCCAGCTTTCAAGGTCTTAGCAGGTAAATCCAAGGGACTACCGGTATGGCCTGGATAGGATCTGGCTCCGAGCTGAACACGGTGGTCGTGGTAATGGCCACCCTTCTTGGCTTCAGGATCAGGCAAACCATCTAGCGCATCGCGAACCGTCAACCAAGGCTGAAGTAACCTATCATGTTTCGAGTTTCGCAGTCGATCCAGCCGCGCATCGCTTGCCGGAGATTTAGGCCGTCGCCGTGAAGCTACTTTGTGAAGGTCCCAGTATTCACCGGTCACCCATTGCTTATAGAGCAACGCCTCCTGAGAGTGCGTTTCCTGCGGGAAGCTCCATTCGATTCCTAGATCGTCACGGAAACCGATAATAAAAACTCGCTCTCTGCGTTGGGGTATCCCGTAGTCAGCAGCGTTGACAAGATTGGTTACGACATTATACGCCAGATGTCCGCCATCATGTAGCCGCCCCGAGGTTTTCTCCCTCTGAAGACGAGCGTAATGGTCGTTCCACTCTTCATCTTTTCTCTTCACAACCTCAGGGAATTCAAGCTGGAGTTGGATGTATTGAAAGTAGTTCGCAAAGGATTGCCGAGTAAGCCCCTTTACGTTCTCCACGATAAAAGCCTTCGGACGCAACCGCCGAACGACATCCACCGTTGCGGGAAACATGTCACGCTCATCATCGAACGCCTTATGCTTCCCTCCTAGAGAAAACGGCTGACATGGAGGGCCACCGGCTACCAGTTCGATTCCCTCAGGGATACCACTTAGATCAAGTTTCCTGACATCACCCTGGACCAAAGGCCAGTCAGCAACAAGCGGGAATCCGCGCCTCTGATTTTCCCTTATGGTATCACAAGCCCACTTGTTCCACTCTACTACCGCCAATGGCTTAAATCCTGCTAGGCTGACACCCATCGCAAGACCGCCAGCTCCGGCGAACAACTCTACTGCCCTCATACGTCCCCCGTAAGAAATTCGACAACCTTCATCTTCAATGCAGCTTCATCTTTTATCTCGCATTCCCATACAACAAGGCATTTCCAGCCCATTTGCTGCAACCGCTCCTGGTTCTCCAAGTCTCGGAGCTGGTTCCGCTCAAGTTTCGGAATCCAGAACTCCAGGCGTGATTTAGGCAACCGACCCAACGCACAACCTAGATGCCGGTGCCAGAAGCAGCCGTGAACAAAAAGCGCTTTTCGGCGGGAAATAAACGCCAGATCGGGGCGACCGGGGAGATCCTTCCGATGCAACCGGTACCTGTAACCCATACCGTAGACCAGTCGTCGCACTGCCAATTCTGGCCTTGTATCCCGGTCGCGTATCCGGGACATCCTTTCGCTTCTTTCTTCTGGTGTCAGTGTGTCCACAGAGAAGCCAAGTAGGTGATGTGCTCATAGTAAAGCCACAAGTGCTAGCACTGCCGACAAGGTAACACAAGGGAGTACTTTAATTCAAGAGAGCTGAAATGGATTTAATCTGCCCTCAACGTGACATCAGCACCCGAATCCCAACTTTGACGCAGAAGTTGGGATTCGGGTTGGCGATATAGTTGTTATTATTCAGACGGTTAGCCATTTTAAGCTAAAAGACCCGGAAAAAACGGTTGACCAATCCCAAGTATCACTGTAATAATAATACAACTTGGGATTGCTGGAGGGCGAAATGAAGAACACGAATCATCCGACAGAGGGCAGCATCATCGCGGTGGAACCGATCAGGAACACCAAAGACATCACCACGATCAAAAAGCGCCTGGACAACCCCCGCGACTTCGCCCTATTCGTGGTAGGTATTAATGTTGCATTCCGCGCTTCCGAACTCCTGGCGCTCACTGTCGAGCAGGTGAAGCACCTGAACACCGGCGACACCCTGACCGTGAGGGAACAGAAAACCAGCAAGAAGCGCTCGGTTCAGCTCAATGCCCCTGCACATGAGGCAATACAGAAGCTCCTGACAACCATGCCGGATGCAGCCGACACCGACCCGCTGTTTCAGTCTCGGAAGGGCAGCAAGGCGCTGACCGTTTCGACCCTGAACAACATGGTGAAGGAGTGGGCCACTTATCCGAACCTCAAAGGCAACTTTGGCTCGCACAGCTTGCGCAAGACGTGGGGCTATCATCAGCGGGTGACCTTCAAGAACGACCTCCCCACGATCATGACGGCCTTAGGCCACAGCACACAGCGGCAGACGCTGCACTATCTGTGCATTGCAGACAACGAGGTTGCCAGTCTCTTCATGACCGGGGAACTGTAAACGAGAAAGGGCCGCTCCTGGTAATGGGAGCGGCGCTTGTCGTTTTAGAACTTCATATACAGCAGGTATACCTGCAGCGAGATGCACGACAGGTTGAACACGGCAGCAGTTTCCTTGCCCCGCTGGTAAAAGCAAGCCGCAAGAGATCCATGGAGTAGGATCAGCGAGCCGATGAACAGGAAAATCATAATTACCCCAGGCCGCCCCCTGCATTCTCAAGAGAAGCCCCTCCAGAAGCGGTCCTCAGGAGGTGGGGGCGGGGTTGAAATGGGATCGAAGTTCGGAAAGCGGGTTCCCGCCCGGTCACCCGCGAAATGAGTTTTTTGAATCTTATATAATGCTACTTTTGGATCTACGTAGAATCCAGCTATTTTCTTGTGCGAAGGGGAAGGCTCGTAAGATATGAACTTTCTCTGCAAATGTCTAACTACGCTGAGAATAACGATCAGGATAACGAAGATAATGTTCAAGTTCAAAAATGAAATTGCTGGTGCGAATCAACAAAATATACCAAGTTTTCACCTCATCCAATGACGCTTCTTGCTCTCGATGGTGGTGTAGATGGATGTTGTCTTTGTTCTGTATCAACTCCTCAAATTCTGGGAAGTTTTTTGGCTTCCACCCTTTGCTATCTTCATCGAATTGTTTTTGTTGCGAGATTGTTAGTCTGTTAGTTTGTCTACCAACATTCGTTGTAACATCATGTACAATTAGATTACGTTTTTTTTCTGTAGTGATATATTTCTTTTGAACATTGAAGTAATTTAGACGTCAGGTCTTTTGTTTTGATATTTTCAGATATTACAGTAGCCATAGCAAAGGGTTTACAGAAATGATTACCCTTTTTATTAGATGATGAAAAAACAATTGTGTCCATATTAAATTGAGAAGCGATAAAAAAATCTCGTATTCTGTCAGATGCCATGTTTAAATACAAAATGGCACTTACGTAGTTTATCCAAAAAAAGTTATTGTCATCGAATGGTTTATCAATTGCATCATCTCGAAATAAAAGCGCCTGACCAATAGATAACTGCGCAAATTTCATCAGACCTTCAAAGTCTGAGCCAGAGGTCATTTTAAACTTTTCCATATCTGTAGGCCGGTGCTTAACCGGGCCGGTACCGACCAATTGTTCCCACTCTGGCTCTAGAGGCGGTTCCGTTTGCCATAAGGCATGACCAAAAAATTCCGGGTCCTGGGTGTCAGCATCCACCCATCCATACGCACCCATGTCATAGATTCCAAAATCATCCAGCTTCTTTTTGATCTCTTTTTTCAAATTGCTAACATTCGTTGGAGGCATACTTTTCCCAATTACACCATCGGCCAAATTTCACACACCACTCTCTGGTTGCGCCGTATATCCGACCATTACACGCTGCAGACCGCAGACATTGTGACAACTAGGGGAACGGACCTGCGCATAGTAGAAAAGCAAACCTCCGATAAGGGGTGGGCAGCTACCTCGTGACAACCCAGTTATAATCATGTAACCAGGTAAAACGAAAGAACCCGAATGTAATCGTCAGGTGCCTTCGTTCTCACGGTCCTCGCAATCTTACGCGCTTGCCCTGTGCTCCTTGGCGATCCTGTGGAGCTTGCAGGCCACAACACTGTCACCCTCGCGCACATAGTCGAGCAAAGCAGCAATCTCAGTCCTTTCGCCTCGGCACTGCTGGCCTTCTCAGTATAGACCTTACGACGCCCGACACCTTGAGCTGGTGGAGCTGTAAGTCTAACTAAACACCACCGTTCACGACTTCTTAAAGTCAAATCAGGTGAAGTTCTATATACAATCAAGTGCAAATGTGCCAGAAAAGTGCGCTTTTATCTCACAAGGCAGATAATATGTCATTACTTATAAAACTGAACGACAACGCCGTCGATTAGGTCATCGAAAGTCATTATTTCCAAGTCTGGATGATCCGACATAATTTCGCGCCATATATCTGAATCAAAGTTATTTCGACGTCCTACAACCAGCCATCTACGAGGTTTGTAGACCTTAAATCCATATTTCTCTTCAAACCATTTTCTATTATTAGGGTCGTCAAAGTAGCTTGCGTAAACACGAGTTTGGGAAATGTATGTATTAAGCCAAGCCGAAAAAGTTTCCCTATTCTCACTGCCTACTATGAAACTCTTATCAATGTGAGGAAGTTTGAACTCTACAATGTCAGCGAAACCATTAGGCTGAACAACAAAGAAATCTGGCCTTATGTCCTTTTTAGTTTCGCTCTGCCATTCACACGTTAATTCGGAAAAAACCTCTTTTGCACCAAATTTCATTGTCAGTATGAAATTATTTTCTGTACGTGCTAAATGTGAAGTAATATCTGGTTCGGTACTTGCCGAATTACCCCATATTTCAATGAAGCGATTGATTTTTGGTAATTGTTTGTACTTATAATCATCTGGCATAGGATAAATGTAACGCGCATCATGTTCCACATATTTAAGCATGCCCTCAAGATTAAAAGAAAATGTGTCAGTATCCTTATCACTGCCATCAAAATAGACGGGAAAAAAATCTATCCATTTAATGCGCCTCGTTTTTAACCCTGAATCATCGGCATCAAAGAACATCCCATTCACAACTCTAGCAAACTGCCCAGGTACTGGTTCTGGATTGGGTGCATTGACTGTCATGAGGCTATCTTGAGCATCAAAGTTCCAACCCAAATCCAATAATTTTTCCCAACCTCGCATTGTCGGGAGAAGTAAGTCTTCACTAAAAGTATGGAGCGGTATTTTAAAATCTAGCATTGAATCATACTTGAACCCAATTATTTGCTCGAATAGATTGAAATCATTTGTAGAGTAATCATGACATAAAATTTCCATATCTATTTTGGATTTTAAAGCGTTAGAGGCGTTTGCTACTTCAGAACCTAGGTACTCTACTGCGAAGTGAGTTCTTCCAGCATAAACTATGATTTCTTCATGATGTAATAAAAAACCGGGGACCGTTTTTATAAGCTCTGGATTGCCTTTTATGTAATGATATAGAGGCTTCCAGTAGTTTGTAGATAGCTCCTGCAGAAAAAGCATAATTATCGGCTCGATGCTATCGTGCGCTTTTATTTCAGTCATTTCGCTCTCCATGCTCTATTTCGTGACTAAACCCGAATCAGGGTGGATATATACCGGAGCTAAATACTTCCGATATTTTGTTACATTCCATCCCCCAGTTTCAGCCCCCACAGGGGGGGGCAGAAAACAGGAGAATAGCACAACGGTTAATTTTATAAAACATGCATAATATGAGTCTAATCTTAGAATAGCGCCTGTCTAATGCCCGGCGCCCTAGCCTATACCTGAGTCATCCCCGCCCTTGGCCTATCGCGCCAACACATTGATAACCGTAGCCGCTGACCACTTCCCGCCCCTAGCCGTCTTCACTCCCAGCTTCTCCAGTTCCTTAGCGATCCCGCGTAGGCTCATTCCCTGGCCTTGATACGCCTTGATCGTCGGCACCACTCGATTAGCGAACGTATCAGCTGTTTCCTTAATCGTCTTGACACCCTCAGCGGTTCCCTTGATCCGCCCTTCTGCGGTGAGGTTGGGATTGCCCAGCTTGACACCTCTAGCCTTTGCTTGAGCAAGTGCAACTTTGGTCCGTGCTGATATTGCCTTTGCTTCGTGTTCAGCTACAGCCGCCATTATATGCAAGGTCAGGGGGGAGGCCTCAGGGAAGCCGCAACACACAAAGTCAACCTTCGCCTCCATCAAAGAGCTGATGAAGTGGACATTACGCGCCAGCCGGTCAAGCTTCGCCACGATCAGAGTTGAGCCAGTCAATTTGCAGTGTTCCAGTGCCTTAGCCAGTTCTGGACGGTCCTTGCGCTTGCCCGACTCGACCTCAACGAACCTTGCAGTCACGTCCCCGTTATACGCTTTGATTGCCTGCTCCTGCGCAGCCATTCCCAGACCGTCAAGACCCTGCTTAGTCGTGCTAACTCTCAGGTATGCAGTGTATGTTTTAATTCCGCCCTCCAGGGCTACCTCCTCCTGTCAACCTTTACTATTTTTACTTGATTACTAATTTACTTGTGATAAGCTACATAGGGATTCAACTTAATGGCGGGGAGGGGGGAGCATGGCAAAGACGATCCGGGTAGAGGACGATGTTTATGAAGCACTGCAACGGTTGGCAAAACCGTTCGATGACACACCGAACAGCGTAATCAAAAGGGTGCTTGACCAACTTGGAGTATTGCAGCAGCCTGACATGGTGCCCGTAGAGGCGGAAGCCGTAACCAAGGAAGCGCCTAAGAGGGTTGGTAGGGGGCAACTCACCCCATCAAGAGTGTTTGACGCTTGGCTCTTGCATGTACTCTGGAAGCAGTTCGGCGGCAAGGCGGCTAAGGTCGATGCAACTGCAGCGGTAATGAAGGCCTTGGAAGAGCACAGTCTGCTGAAAGAAGCTGATTACGAAAAGGTCTCTACAGGGGAGACTAAAGCAGAAAATGCCATAGCTTGGGGAAGGAATCGGCTGAAAGATGCGGGACTACTTGAAAAGAAGTCTCAGTGGGGTATATGGGTCTTATCGAAAGCAGGTGAGGAAAAGGCGAGTAGGGAAAACCCGCCAACGGTCAATTAGCCCTCTTCGACCCCTCTCTGTAGGCAAGCAAAGGCCGCTCCTAGTAATGGAAGCGGCCTTTATCGCTCATGCACCCCCATCACAGAGCCAGGGCAGGTAGTAACTGCACCCGGCCCAGGCCGTGTACTGTAGGGGTAGGTGGGGGCGGGGTTGAATTGAAAACCGAAGTCAATAAACACTTACCCGTGCGCTCACCCGCGAAAGTGTAATTTTATTCTGTATATATGGCCACCTAAGGTCTCCCCCC